ACATTACCACTAGAGTCAATACGCATCCGTTCTGAGCCATTGGTGTATGTAATTAATGGTCTAGTGCCTTGACTGAATATAAAGTTGTTAGCGTTATTTGAGCTAATGTTTAAGTTTAATGTTCCACCACTTGCAAATGAAAGGGCAGCATAATCTGCTGCTGATGATGCGTTTACACCAATCTCTTTATTAGCTCCAGCAAGTGGGGATGTGTAACCAACCAACAAATTACCACTAGAATCAATACGCATTGCTTCTGAAAGGGATGTATCTGCTGCGTTAGTTCGCATAGAAAAAGCAAGTGCGCCTGTTGTATTGTTACCGCCATTTCCTAACAAACCTTTAATTGCTGCAAAACCTAAAGAATTAGCAATATCACCTTGGTTGCTTGCAAATAATATAGCCCCGCCAGCACCAGCAGCATTTGAATTATCAGACACCCGTAACATTCCACCACGAGCACCAGCGTCAGTTAGTGCTGCTGTGGATTGACCAGTACCAAAAATATGCTCTTGCGCCCTTACCGTAATAGTACCAATACCAACATCGCCAGCAGAAGTAATATACATCTTGGTTGTATTATTTGTTACTAAAGCTAATGGAAGTGCTCTAGCTTCTCCCATAATTGTTGTAGTAGCATTACTTAACATATAACCAGCTACAGCACTATTTACTCCTAATACATTAGAAGCAGAAGTAACATCATAAGTAACTAAAGTCTTTGTTGCTCCTGCTGAAAATGCACTAGGACTACTAGTATTAATACCTAAGTTACCTGACGAATCAATCCGCATAGACTCAACACCACCTTCTGTAAAGGCAATAGTGTCGGCTGCTGGGAAAAAGATACCTGTATTGGTATCGCCTGTGGTGGTAATAGCTGGGGCGGATACTGTGCCAGCAGAGAATGTAGCTACACCTGTTGCGCCTAGGGTAGTAAAGTTACCAGCAGCAGCAGTATTAGCACCAACAATTCCGTCAAAGTTAGCAGCGTTGATACGGCCACTTACGCCCAGACCGCCTGTAATTACAGCCGTACCAGTAGTTGTTGAGGTGCTTGCTGTTCCAGCCGTAAAGGTAGTAGCTCCGCTGGCGGATAGGGTTCCTGTGGTAAGAGAGGTAAGATGCGTTACGGCATCTACAACGTTTGTACCGTTGTTATAGACAAACATAGTCTTCCCAGCGGGGACAACAATCCCTGTACCTGAAGTATTTTTAACTGTAACTGCGTCTGCCAATCCGTTATTAATAAGATACAGTTTCTCGATTTGGCAACCAGATCCTAAAATAAGATTCCGTGCGCCACCAGAAGTACCTGTTAGGTTTAAACGCAGATTACGAGCAGCTTGGGAGGCGTTTGTATTTGTCAGCGTAACTGTGACATCTGCACTAGAGAAGGCAACGTCAGCCGATCCTGTAATGGCTTCACCGATCGCAATGGAAAAGTTGTCATTAGTAGTGGTACCCCAGGTACCTGTCTGCTCTCCAGTACCGATCAGTTCTATTTTTAGATCACTGTATGTCGATGCCATAATTTATCCTTTATGCTGCTATATCAACCCAATTTGGGTTCTGTGTGTCAATAATATCAGTCCAAGTCGAGGTTTGTCCATCATTGATGGCTACCCAATTAGGGGTCTGACTGTCATCTATTGAGATCCAGAAAGACACCACTCCAACCTGTCCTACCGCCTGCACTCCTACTAAATTTACAACCGCAGTGCCTGTTACTGTGACACTACCAACACTACCAATTGCTTGAAGTCCTGTAACGGGAACTATCGCTCCGCCTGTGACGGTAACGCTTCCAACTTCTCCTGTGCCGCTGACTCCCGTTACATTAACGTTTGCGTCTGCGTTTACCGTTACTGCCCCAACAAATCCCGTAGCCTGAAGCCCTGTTACATTGACATTAGCATCCGCCGTGACGGTAACAGAACCTACACTTCCAGTCGCTTCTAAGCCTGTTACAGGGACTACTGCCGTACCTGTGACGACTACTGACCCTACATCTCCTGTAGCACTAACGCCCGTAACGTCTACATTGGCATCCGCTTGTACTGTGACAGAACCTACAAAGCCTGTCGCACTTAATCCTGTAACATCAACATTTGCATCTGCTGTAACGGTTACGGAGCCTACTTCGCCTGTTCCAAAAACCCCTGTAACGTCTACTACGGCTGTTCCAGTAACAACTACACTACCGATACTTCCTGTTGCCTCTAATCCCGTAACGGGAACGTTTGCACTAGCCTCTACAGTGACACTACCGACCTGACCTGTACCAGAAACGCCTGTAACACTAACATTAGCGTCCGCTGTTACGGTAACTGAACCGACTGATCCAGTTGCTACAAACGAGACATTGCCTTCGCCCCAAGCTGCAACTCCCCAGCCTTGGCTACCAAACCCTCCTAGAGCAATCGATACATCAGCCACACCTTAATAATCCTAGGCAATGCGAATGATGGCGCTACTTGCGTCTGCTGTTGGGAACACAATCGTAAACGTACCCGCTGTGGAGGTTTTAGCACCGCCAAAATCGAGTACGCAAACGCTTGGATCTCCAGCTGCTGTATCGTTATAAATCAATGCGCCAAACGCTGTAATGGTCGCAGAAGTAAACGATAAGTCAGCAAAGTCGGTAAACGCTGTAGTACCTGTAGACGTTGGGGTTACATTGGTTAATGTCCCACCACCCGCTGCATAAGTACCTGAAGCAGTTACCTCATTACTTGCTGTATACGCTGTAGTCGCAGCTGTAAATGACGCTGAGTTGTCATACAAAGCGAGTTTAAACGTGTTACCCGTGCCGTTTGTAAAATTGTGTGTTGCTGTCATTAGCTGTACTTTGAAGCTAGTACAAAGAAAGTTACCTGTAAACGCCATGATTTACTCCTCTAAAAGTTTAATTAATTCAGGATGACCAGATTCCCGTAGCTTATAAGCTAGTGTTACACGATCAAATTTTACTGCTTCATTCATGTAAAAAACCAACACGCCACGAATATGATTACGGAAAGCGTTTGCTTGATCCCGAACCAAAGGGTGCGACTGATCGCCTACCTGAATAATCTTATCTAATGCCCGTTCAGCTAACTCTTCTGGAGTAAAGCCGCCAAAGTCTTTCGTTGCTACCTGAATCCCGTTGGATTCACCTAATCCTTGTACGCTAATCATCTGACTGGATACCTCACTTGTCCACTGCGATAGGAGTCTTGACGATCTTTAGCATCACCCAATTGTTTGAGTTCTGCCATCGCTCGGTCAAAACGTGCTTTGTATAAATTAACGGTATCTGCATCTGACTTCATAAAGTTAGCTGCTTCTAATAAAGCGCCATATAACAATACGGAATCAAAGTTATCGCCAAGCCAGCTTGTGCCAGCCGTAGTAATGGACTCTGGGTAGTAAAAATAGTGCAGTTCTACCGAATAGCTTGCGTCAGGTGTAGGCCCAAGAATGAAAGTGTTATCGTCAAAAATGGCGTAATACTGTGGTTCTCCATAAAACGCAGCGTCCGTATCTGGATACGACTCACGGATAAAGTTCACGTCTTTGTTCAAAAGATAGTGGTATTCATTCGCTGCGTTAATCACCGCAAGACTAAACGTAGCCAACCAGTCCGATGGAGTGGCTAGATACTTGTTCCCGCTAGTCATGTTTCCCGTCATATTCTTACGGAAAGCAGGCATCTGCACTGTATTAAAGATACTTTGTTCTGCCAACTGGACAAACCGAGCAAGCTGTTCAGGAGACGTAAACGACCCTACAGTTGCTGGGAAGTCGTTCTCAGCAAAGCCTTTAATAGCAGAAGTTAACTGCGTGTAATTCATCCCATCTTCCCGCTAGACATACGACCTTTGGTTGCTGCACCAGCACCACGCATCTCAATCTTGCCGTATTTATTTACGGGTTTACCATTACCTTTACTAATACCGTCAACCGAAATGTTCATAGTCGCCATTTGTTCTGCGCCAGTCATACCTTTGGAAGTCAACCCTTTAGCAGAGATTGTCTTACCCTTCATTGTGTGGGCAGGAGCATAGACTTTAGCGTCTCCAACTTCCTTACCCATTACTTTTTTGGAATAGTTAGGCATTATCGACCCCTTCCAGCTTTACGCATCATTTGGTTCTGAACTTTTGCTAAACCACGTCCAATTTTCTTCATGACGTTTTGGTCTTTGCCACCCATTTTTGGCTTTGCTTTTAAACCCAACACTGTAGGTCCGCTATCGCCTAGATTTGTACCTTCGGTTTTGCCTTTTTTAGCAATCCCATCTGCGCTTTTTTTAAACATTTTCAACTCCTTATGTTGTTGTTACCGTTACACTTCCTACCAAACAGCTTGGAGCAAGGTCGTTAGGGGTTAGCCCATCATCTCTAGCACCGCCAACAGGGTTCCAGCCCCACTGGAAAATCCTACTACCGCCCTCTGGAAATCCAACACCTTCTTCCGTTGTATCGTTAGTTCCATTTATCTGCAAACCGCTGCTACCTGATACCGTATAACTTACGTCTGGTCTTGGCTCCCGTACTGCTTGGGGATCATTGACCGGGTACATACCTAAAGACAACTGCGGCTGATCAGGTTCCCAACATTCTTGACATACCTTAATGTTAACTTGTTTGGTCTTAATAGTCAGCTTTCTAAGCTCTTTTAACTTATATCTCTGACCACATCGATCACACTCCGCAATCGAGTTTTTACCACTCGCATACTTACTAGGCATAGAACATAGTCCTTGGCACGAACCGAGATGCTGCCTTTTCTCTATCTTCGGTAGATGCCATCAGCCACTGCTCTTCGTATTCTTGTTTTAAAAACTGCATTCTGTCTAGGGCATTTGGTAGTTTTTGAGCCAAATAAAATGCCAATCCAGCCACCATGCAAGGTAACAAGCGGAATGGAATATCCTGCTCTACAGTTCCATTAGTACCTGCATCTTGGATTCTACGCATCCGCCAGTAAACAAAAGTATATGGGCCACCACCAGCATCAGGAGTAGGCCAGACATTAATAGAATTCAGGTTTTCAACCGATACGGCGGCTCCAGCTGTATGAGACGCAGCCGTTGTGCCGTACTGACCACGATAGCAGTTAGTAAGGGTGTTACCTATAACGTTTGAGTACCCAATGATTTCTGTGCCAATCTTAATAAAACCGCCACTAGCCAATTCACTAGCATCACTAACGGCTATAGACGTAACTGTAGAGTTAATGCTTGCGGTTAAAGTAACGGTAGTTGGATTAGATTGGGCAGTCTGACGGTTAATCCAGCATTGAATCGGGCGACCTTGAGTCAGCTTGTTGGGAATAGTAGAGTAGGTTGACTCAGAAATACGGCTAATATTGATGTCAATTTGATTGCTTTGAACGCCATTATTTTGACGAACAACCATATCAAGGATATCAATTGTGTCGTTTGGCATAGGGTATAAAGCCTGACCAGTGACCATATTGATCTGCCCCTGCTCAATAGTCCATAGGTTAATCCCACGGTTTGCCCATTCAATGGTCAGTAGATTCAATGATCTACGAGCTGTACGTAAGTCATAGCCTGTACGCAATTCCTGACCGCAACGCTCAAAAGCCTCTTCTACGAGGTTGTTCAGATCTAAGTTAAACCCTGTTGTTCCAGAAGTAGCCATTAACTAACCTTTCGAAACGGTTTTACTTTTGCTTTTACTTTTGCTGGCTGGGGGACGAACTGCTTTCCCTGTGCTTTGCCTGCTCGTTTTGCTCGTGTTGTTGCTGCGTACTCTTGGGGACTTAGCGACTGGATTGCTTTTTTTGGCAGGTACCGTTCGCCTGTTTCGGACGACTTTTTCCCCGACTTGGTTGTCCAGTCCTGCTTGCCCCACGCTTTGAGGCTCCGTTGGGATTTGGCTAGTGCCATTGATTAGTCTCCAGAACCATTTAAACATTATTTGTACCCACCGCCAGCTGCCTTGTACTTCTTAGCAACAAGTTGTGCTTTACGAGCCGACCATTGACCTGCGCCAGTACCGTGCGTTGCCGCTGCTTTAACCTCTGAAACAATGCGTTTGCGCAAGCTGGGTTTGGTGTAGTTACCAGCAGCATTCACTTTACCACCCTCTTTGTACTGGGTAAAGTCGGTATCGTCCCTACGGGCTTTCTTAACCCCTTTGCCCATCTTAGAAGGCATAATAGCGCCCATTCCTCTGCTTGGTCTCATGCTCTTGTCT